GAAGGTATTACATTGGCAAATGTTCGTCATGTTCATATTATGGAACCCCATTGGAATCCTGCTCGTCATGACCAAATCATTGGTCGTGCGATTCGTATTTGCTCTCACGCAGGTCTTCCTCAGGAAGAAAGAACGGTTCGTGTGAGTTTCTACTTGTCAATCTTTACCGAGTCGCAATCCAAATCAACCGATTCGGGTAACAATGTTGTATTGGTGCGACGAAACGACATGGCAATCAAGCGGTATGAAGGCGATCCCGTAGAAGTGTTTATGAGCACTGACGAGTATCTCTATGAGAAGACGTATGAGAAGGATGTCACGAATAAGCGGATTAGTGTGTTGCTCAAACAGGCTGCCGTCGACTGTGAAGTTCATCGAAAACTCCATAGTCGCGAAACACCTGTAGTTTCGTGTATGCGATTTGACAGTACAGTTACCGGTGAAGATTTGGCATTCAAGCCCGATCTAAAGACAAACGATTTGGACGAATCGTATTTACGAAATATGCAACGCAGGAAGCGCAGACTCCAGAAGGTCCAGATTAAACAGATGGTGTTTTTGATTGATCCGGATACGAAAGAGGTATTTGATGGACCTGCGTTTGATGACGGTCAACGTTTGCTCAGGCTGGGACAGATGACGTCACCGGGACAGATACGATGGATGCCTGACCTTCGGCTAGCTTGAGGATATCTTCCAACCACTCGTCACACACGCGAGACCAACTTGGAAACTTGAAGAGATTGACATGCATACGTCGCTCATCCAATCGATCTGACATTCCTTGCATCGCTTGTGTAACATCAGAAACCAAGAATGTGGGGCAGGAGAATCCATGGGGCATACCACCTGCGAAATAGTGCTTGCCAGTAGGAGGAATAAACTCGGCTACAGAGGAATCCAAGAAATCGCGATACGCACCTACATCGGTTACAATCTGTGGGGCTCCGGTATACATGTGCTCGATCTGGCACAATCCATATCCCTCGCCATCAGATGTATTAATTCCAATGTCTGCACTGTTGTAGAGTTGGTTGATGGCTTCGTCGCTCCATATGTTTGGAGGAGACGTATCAATGAGTAGAAGACGACGGGCATAGGACTGAATGTCCATTCCATTCTCCTTCAGTTCCTCGATGAAAATACGCTGCATATCGTAGTGTGCCCCAGATTGCGGTTGAAGATTCGATGCGATAACAAGATAGTACGGATTCGTTGGGTTCTTCTTCAAGAGTCCAACAAACCCTGCAATAGTTAAATCTATACGCTTTCGTTGACTGTTTCGGTTAATGTTGAGAAAGACAATGGCATCGTCTGAAATACCCATATTTGTTCGAATTCCTTTGCGCGTTTCGGGTGGCATACATGCGAATACGTTTGCGTCTACAGCATGTCCCAAGACTCGAACATCTGGGAAAGGACCGTACTCTAGGAACTTCTTCTTCCAGATATCGGTGAAACAATAGATACGGTCGGCGTGTTTATGTAGAATGTCAATCAGAGGAGCTGCGACACCTGTATACACCTGGTCGAGATACAGCCAAAGTTTATAGGGAGACTTTCCGGGCTCGTGTTTCATAGACTCGATGAACTTGGCGATCGTATACGGATCGTTATAGATCATAACGACGTCAGGATTCACCATATCCACGTATTCGTGAATTTTGTTATATCCAAATCCTTCCTCCTTCGGATCCTCGTTTGCGGCTGCGTCATACGGTACAACTCCATCTGGATATTTTCGCATCGTCGGGCGGTTGGGATGGCGTTGAAATCCAAAGTGGAAGGTTTTCACCTTGGGTGCCAAAGTTGCCAGTTGTTTCGTAAGATTGTAACTTACCTTGGAGTAGCCGGTTGTCTGATCAATATGCGTGCTTACGAGAACGAATCTCATTGATTCATTATAGAATCTCTCACGTAAACCATAAATGCAGGTAAACTCTGCGCAAGACTGGTTGACAAAGAAGAAGCGGCGGATTCTTGCACGGAGTATGACTACAGATCCACCGGCACCCTCTGAGAAATCGTATGCGACATTTTTGTCTGCTATCGCCAACGGTGCAACTCAACGCGAACGGTTTGTGGCTCCGTTTCAGGGTGCGTGGGGCGGTGCGAGTGGAGGCGCTACATACTCCTCGGATTGCTGCCTGAGCGTGGGTACCGTCGGCGCGTTTGGTGTGTTTACAGTGATTACCAACCACAGCATTGTACCGTACACTGGACGTTCGGTCCAACCGATGAGTGTGCGTATAGTGCCTTAAACAAAGCATCGTAAAGTATACAAATGCCTGGTGGCTTGATTCAATTAGTGGGTGTAGGTGCCCAAAACGAGTTAGTCAATGGAAATCCTTCTATGACTCACTTTCGCGCCGTGTATCGTCGCCATACGAATTTTGCGATGGACCAAATCCGAATGCCGTTTACGGCGTCCAATCTAGAGTTCCCTGCAACAGGAACGCGTGTCATATCGTGTCGAGTTGATCGGTACGCACAACTGTTACACGACTCCTATCTCGTTGTGACTCTCCCTGACATCTGGTCTCCAATGAAGTATTTGAATGGAGCAGCTCCGCCATCGGGATATGATACACGTACACAAGCCGTCGGATATGAGTTCCAGTGGATTGAGAATATCGGATACAATCTGATTGATTACGTGGATATCACGATGAACGGTCAAGTCATCCAACGCCTTCGTGGAGAGTGGTTGAAGCTGTATTCATACATGACACACGATGCGAACAAGCGGGCAATTGTGGATCAGATGGTAGGGAATATCCCCGAAATCTACGATCCTGCACATGCCTACGACAGAAATGGACAGTACCCCCACGCAATTACGCCTATTGTTCTGCCGAGTGCATCTCCACAAACACTTATTCCCGAACCCTCGATTCGGAGCCGTCAACTGGTAATCCCTCTTCACTTCTGGTTCTGCGAGAACCCGGGTCTTGCGTTGCCACTGGTGTCTCTTCAGAACTCGGAGGTTTATATCAACGTATCGTTGCGGAACATTAATGATCTCTACACCGTAGTCGATATGAACACGTTGTCTCCTACATATGGACAGCGTGTGAAACCTACCGGAGACAGCACGTACAATGCACTCAATCTATTTCTATCTCCTCCTTTGTCAACCGGTCTTCCGAGTAATCCGACATTGACAACATGGTTTCCAGATCCATATGTAGAGGGGAATTTCATCTATCTCACGGAATCCGAGATGAACCAGTTGGCTCGAGCCGATCAGACATTTTTGGTCAAGACAGTTCGATATGTCAACAAAGAGGGTCAGTTTGGTGGAAATACTGATCTCGAAATCCCCATGTTCAACTTGGTCACTCGTATTGTATTTGCATCGCAGCGTTCAGACCGCCTGCTACTGAACGACTGGGACAACTATACAAATTGGACGAACCCCAAGAGAGCCCCATGGTCGTCTATAACAAATACCACAGATACAACACTCACATCCGCCGAAAAGACGATTGTTGGATTGTATTCGTCTGGTCAGCAGCAGGTGTCCTCAGTATCTCCTCGGAGTGCACTGATTGACGGAATCATTCTATTTGATGGAAAGGAGCGTATTCAGCCGAAACCCCTTCCCTTCTTTTCACTCCTTCAGATGTACCGCTATACTACCGGACAAATCCCAGATCTTCCTGGTGTATTCATGTATTCGTTCGCACTTGACCATTCTTCCTACCAACCCTCTGGAGCCGCGAATGGAAGCATGTTCAACAAGATCATCTTGCGGCTGACGCTTCAACAGCCTCTTCCCTCATCCACGGCATCGAATACAACCCAGGTTTGCGTATTGACTTCGTCTCTCTTCAGTCCAAACCCTACAGTGATCCCTGCTGCAAACTTGAACTTGACAGACGCTGCTGGACGCCCTCTCTATCCTCCAGGAAGTGTAACTACGGTGATCCAAAACAATGACAATATCATTTTTACATTCACCTACAATGTAGGGGTCTATGTAGAAGCCATCAACTTCTTACGCATCGTGTCGGGATTGGGCAATCTAGTCTTCGCATCATAATAATGAGCGGAATTACATTGGAGTCTGCCTATTATGGCGACGAAAAGGCTATTGCCAATATCACCCAAAGTTTGGCAAAGCAGATTGTAGGAGGCGTACTGGACGTCACAGCAAATAGTGATCTAAAACCTACATTCGAAGCGGCTATCGAAACCAAATTGGATAGTCGTGACCAAAAACGCATTCGAGAGCAAGCAGTCGCGGCGTGTGGCGGTGAAGCGGATCAGGCTTGTTTGGAACGGACGCGTCTAAAACTCGCCGAAGAGCGTTTACGAGAGAAGGAAGGCGAAGATAACAGTAAAGGTGTTATCAAAGGAGAGCGGCTTACATTGAATGTGATTGACAATGGAAAGCGACGAAAACTTATAACTCCGGCAGGTCAGAAACTCAAATTGGAGAATATTGTTGGAGGTAAATCGACAAATATTACAGATGTTCTTACTGTAGATGCTCTTCAACAGACAACCCTTCAAATCACGGCTATTATTGCCAGCACCTTTTTCTGGGTGTTTAGCGTAGTTGCGGTATACGCCATTTTCATGCGCAGATACAAAGACACTGGAAAGGACTATTTCCGAATGGTAGCGTATATAGCCAGTGGATTTGCTCTTCTTGTTCCCGGCTCAGGGTACGTAATTATGATGCTTGCGTTTGCCATTCCTTCATTTGTAGGAGAGTATACAGCCGACGCAGCAACAAACAAAGCATTATCGCTGCCAGTAGTAAAGTAACATGATCCAACTTAAATGGCTTGTCGGTGGATTAATATTCGGGTTGCTGATTTCCACGGTTGTGATTCCACCGACGAGGAAAAAGATTACAGTTCCACAGCCAAACGATTCGAGTATCTATCATACAGACACTGGCTGTGTTCGGTTTGACGCAACCGAAGTCCCGTGTGTCGCAGAAGCCGATTCCTTGAACCTTCTCGCGGCTAAGAAGTAATATGCTCAAGATTGTAGAAGCGATTGAACGGGCGTCTCCGTTCTTCTCTTTCATTATCGGGTTGGGGTTTGCTGTTATTTTGTTTCACCGTCAGTATGATACAATTCGAACACTAGGAATTCCATTGAGAGCGGCAACGGAAAAAGTCGTCAAGGTTGACGGAAAGTGCTATCGATACCGCGTGGAGGATGCGAATTGTGAAAACACCTCTAATGAATAAACAATGGACGACTCGACATCTTTGGACGCTCTTTTGAACAATCAGGGTCCACAGTCTGCGCCTCCTATCATCCCCATGCCCAGCAATAACGCGCCAATGTACTCGGGTATGACACCTTCGTTCAAACCCACGCTACCCGCTATGCGTTGGATGGCGTCATCTGCAAGTCTGTATATATCGTTCTTCTTAGCGGTAGTGATCATCTCTCTATCCACACCTCGCAATCTTCTTCTTCAGTATGTCCCGAATGCATATACGGGGTCGGGGGTCGTCAGTCTTACCGGCGCGGGTGTCCTCGGTGTTGCTGCCGTAGTTATTGCAAATGTTTTGAATGGCTTCCTCGCGGGATTTCTGGGCTAAGAGTCTCTTGAACATTTGTGTGAGTTGTTTTACATTACGGTCCTGAGCATCCTTATCATAATATGGGTGCTTATGGGCAAGAATCAAAAGATGGCGGCAGTTTTGGATACGACGATCAATAGATAAAACTGTAAACATGGAGAAGGTTATCTCGCCTAAAAATGGGAAATACGTTTTTGTAAATACAAAACGTATTTTCTACTATGGTTTGACCGATAGGTATGGAGCCAAACTTGCTATCAATTTACGAAGTACACGAAGTTGAAATGATTCAAGACGCATATGACACGGTCAAACGTTTGGGTCTATGGGATTGGTTTGGTCAGTTTGAACCTCATCCAAATGAAGGATTCATGTTCACAGCAGACATCAATATTGCTATGATTGGAAATGCTCTAACGTATGTTCACAGTGGCGCTTCGTTTGGATGGACGATGCGCATTGTACATGATATCGCGAGACGAGGGTGGGAGGAACATCGAATCGCGGTCATTGACAAACGAGGGCAATCCTGTCCATGCCGACGTGCAACGGGAAAATTAACAGGGTGGTGTGGAAACGCGGGTGGCGGTGTTCCGGCGTGTGATCATTAACGTATCATGTAATAGACCCATAAGAGATTGACCCAAACACACCATAGTGACGCATATGTTCCATACTGACTGTGATAGATGTAGAAATAGGCTAGAAGCGCAATCATAAGTGCTCCAACTTCACGAGGCAATAAGAAGTACGTACCTAGCACCAGACCAATCCAATATGGAAGTGCTTCAAGAGACGCGGGGTTAAAGTTCCATTTCCAATTGAAATGCCCATCTTTTGCAACCACAAACCGGAGGTCTCTCGATCCATAGAGAATCTCAGTTATCGATTGAATGACAATATACGGCAGAATAAACGAATACTTTTTTGCTTCATAAAAAGCGGTAACCGGCTGTGCAAACAATACGAGTTTCCCTAGTATTGACAATACACGCTCGTCTACTGCGTCTATCCACTGAAGTCCTTCCACTAACTGCATCTGGGATACGACAAATGGAAACAAGAAAGGCTTCCCTTGTTGAGAAAGGATGTACGAACATACCATCCCAAACGCCCATGTCCCAAAGGATACTTCTGCGCTATAACACATGCTTACAAATACGATGACAGAATAACACAATGTCTATCCTTCAAACTCTCTTCTCCACACCTACATATCTTCGCGATCCGCCCGCATTCTTTCATCCGAGAATTCTAGTGGGTCCGGGTGCGTTTCTAACCTCTTATTTTGCTCAGAAATATGACATTACACACGTGATCAATTGCGCATTTGATGAGGATTCGCCATCATGGTGGAGGAACCACGATCCTAGCAAATATAAGGTCTTGAATGCGATAGATTCACTGCAGACGAACATTTTGGATTGGTATTCAGAGTTCGAATCCACAATGAAGGATTTTTTACGTGAAGGAACTGGGGTTGTGTTCGTTCACTGCCAGGCAGGTATGAATCGATCGGGATCTCTTGCATTGGCATATACATGTAAGAATCTCGCCATGGAATTCGAGCCCTTGGTCGCATCTGTCAAGAGGCAACGTCCGTGTATTCTTCAGAATCCAGTCTTCATGAACCAGGTGAAAGAATTCATAAATGGACGTGTTCAAGATTCGGAAAACAAGGGACCACAACTCGTCCAACACTACGATCGGTACGCTAGATTCTTTACACCAGGGAATCGTCCAAACACTCAGGGACTCCAAGACCAAACAGGAGACCCTTCGACAAGAATTGGAAGATCTTCGGGCGGAAATATCACGCCTCTATGTTTCCAATGATATCACGAATATTATGAAGGCAAACCAATATGAACACCGTGTTCGCGAAGTTCAAGAGGAACTTGAGCATTCACATCCTGTCGAAGAATACTATTTGAAAAACATGGACATATTGGACGAATACTATAAGAAGCAGGACTCGTCTGTTGCTGCACCCACATTACATCCGAAAGATGCAAATACATTTCTGAAGTTTTTTACCGCTGGATTACCGGTCGATTGTGGTCTGTCCCGCAAGCAGATGTTTGACGAGTATGTGCAGCGTATGAAGCTGTCGAATGGACCCGAGGTCGTTCAGTTGATGACAGAGCACTGTCTACAATGTAACGTCGCTCGCGAGGAGATTTCGTCCGAGGGTATTTTGGTATGCCCACGTTGCGGTAGTGAAGAGTATGCGTTGGTGGTTTCAGACTTTCCGAGTTTCCGGGACCCCCCCAAGGAACGCAACAACTATGCCTACAAAAAGATCAATCATCTCAATGAGATTTTGAATCAGTTTCAGGGCAAGGAAAGTACGATTATACCGGACGATGTTATGAATGAAGTCATTCTAGAAATCCGCAAGAGACGTATTGCGAACATTGCCGATTTATCCGAGGAAGATATACGGCAGATATTGAAAAAGCTGAATCGGAGTAAGTATTATGAACATCGCGCCCACATCTTATCCCGACTCAACGGCAATCCGCCACCTACAATTACACCTGAGATTGAAGAGAAGATTCGAGCCATGTTTCAGGATATTCAGGCGCCTTTTCTGCTGTACTGCCCGAACGACCGAACGAACTTTTTGAGTTATTCGTACATTCTCTACAAGTTCTTTGAACTTCTAGAACTGGACGAATTCAAGGTGTTCTTTCCATTACTCAAGTCACGAGACAGATTGATTGCTCATGACATTATCTGGAAGAAGATATGTGAGTATCTGAATTGGGAGTTTATTTCATCCGTATAGTTGGAACGTTATCTAAAAAACGAACATGCTACTATCAAATACGCAAGCATTCAAATGAAGTCACCGCTTCGATATCCCGGTGGAAAAACCCGGGCTGTATCGATTCTTCGCAAGCATGTAGATGATAATTATCCAGATCGTACAGACTTAATTTCACCATTCCTTGGAGGAGGTAGCTTTGAACTCGATCGTGTAACCGCTGGGGTTCGCGTTCATGTGAACGACTTGTTTACCCCTTTGTACACGTTCTGGAAGACTGTTCATGATACTCCAGAAGAGCTCAGAGAACGCGTTCGAAGATATTGTCCGGTAACCAAGGAAACATTCACACTACTTCGTCAATCAATCATGACGATGACTGATCCGCTAGAGATTGCTGCGGCGTACTTTATAGTGAATCGATGTTCCTTTAGCGGCGCAACTTTCTGTGGAGGATTCTCAGCAGAAGCTGCTGAAAAGCGATGTAATCCATCAGCAATTGAACGTTTACAGCGCCCAGAGTTCTATACGATATCCAACTTGGATTGTATACAATTCCTTCGCGATCATCCCGAGACAGACACGACTGTAGTGTATGCGGACCCACCTTACTACATATCAACGTATGTCTACGGAAAAGACGGTGATATGCACGAGGGGTTTGACCATTCTGGGTTTGCAAGATATATTCAAACTCGTAAGGATTGGGTTCTGTCTTACAATGACTGTCCTTATATTCGAGACCTTTATACAGGATGTCGTATCGTAAATGAAAAATGGGCATATGGTATGAATGCCTCGAAGCCCTCTTCTGAGATCATTATTCTCCCACCACTGTAAGAGCCGGAGGTAGTCTATTGAATAGACAGAATTTAGACGACTCGAGGTTTCTTCTGGGAAATACGATGGCAGTAGAGACATCAGTTGGAACTCCGTTTTTTTTATGTTTAGTCACTCGCGTACGAAGGCGCATTCCACAAACGGTTATATAAGGAACGCCCAAGTTGAGAAGATCAATACCGGTATGGTATACCCCCTTGTCTTCCACAATTACATAGGTACTTCCCTTGTTCAGATAGTATTTTGCTAGAGAATCAGCAGGAACGTCCAAGTAATCGTCTTCTATCATCTCTCCCTTTGCGGGGACACGTCCCCATGGAACATGGTTGCCAAACAGTGACTGAAGTAACGGGTATTTATTGGGTACAGTTAATCGCCCATCAACTTCATACAGGGTCGTACCCCCACCCTCAAACGCTCCCTTGTTCTTTGCTTCCCAACCGATTTGCATGTTTGAAATCAAAGTAGGGATATCTTGTCCTCTGCCACCACCCGCAGTACTCCCGACAGAGATTGCACAACCGTTGTAAAGGAGTTGTTTCATTTTTTCAGAACATAACTTCTCCCATGCAACTCCGGAACGAAGCGATATGGATCCTCTCGACATTCTATTAACTTGTTTTGAGTAGAAACCTCGAACGTCTCGAACGCCCATTTTATATATATTCTGTAGAGAGAGGGTCACTGAAATATAGTGCTTATAATTCCGTTTTTAATTACGGTGGACGTTCGTTCGTTTTGCTGGTGCTGTTTTCCGCCCCCACACAAGACCTATCGATCCGAGCATATCAATCCATACTGTGGTTGGATTCCACCGTCCAACCTCACTCGCACGGTAATCATATGGGTAGGTATGATGGAAATTGTGCCACCCCTCTCCCATCGCAACTATCGTTGTGAAGAGGTTCTCGGAAGGTGGGATATCCTTGTAGGGTCGCATTCCCCACATATGTGCGACACTATTCACACACCATGTTGCATGAAGTAGGAGAATCCATCGAAGCACTCCAAAATACAAGTACGAGTTCCAAGCGCTATATCCCCACCACATGCCATAGAGAGTAGGAAGTCCAAAGCAACATATGTGCGACAAGATTGGATATGTGCGTTTTTGCACCATGACAACCCAATCTGATTTCAAGTCGTCTAAACACGGCATCTCGTCCTGATGCGGAGGTGATTCGAGCAACCATCCTACATGAGCATAGAAAAACCCACGCTGAATATTGTGAGGATCCTTGTCTGTATCGCTATGCAGGTGATGAAGCCGATGGTCACGAACCCAATGATAAATCGAACCTTGGTGAGCGGCTGAGTTTGCCACCATCAGAAGAATGCGTACAGGAAGGGACGCAACGTAGGAGCGGTGCGACCACAATCTATGGGCACCTGCAGTAATGCCCAACATGCCGATCCATTGTGCCATCGCGACTACGTGAAGCATGGTTGTCCACGATGGAGCCGTCCATAGAGCATAGGCTGCCAGAAGGTGGTGTATGCCAATGTACCCAATATTTCGGTAGTTATATCCCATACGTGCTTTCTATCGAGAGATGTTATCTGGGCAAAAACATGTGCCCATTTGCAATAGGATTTATTTAGTATGTGTAATCAACAATGTACCGGATCCTAGTCGTGCTCCTTCTTCTCGGAGCAGTTCTCCTTGCAACCCGCATGTTTCCGCTTATCCGCGAGAGACTCGAACCTACTGATAAGATTAAGGATCTTAAAGTAACTACGGTTGAAGATAGTGAACTTGATCGAGTCTGGTCAATGGTGTCACCCGATACACAAGAATATGTATATAATATGCGGGGTCGCGATCTCACGCTTGCTAAAAGATGGGTCATGGGGCATATGCGTAGATTTTACTTGTCGGCGTATGAACCGTCCCGAAAACCAATGACCGAACAAGATATCCAAACATATATAGATGGCAGCGGCGAGGGCTACCTTTCAAATGACGACAAGACGCCAGGGATGATACGTCCTATCTTAAAATCTTACTTTATCGACCAACCCATTACACAGCCTACACCCGCCGAGGAAACTGCCGCATCTACACCTGCACCCGCCGAGGGAAATACCGCATCTACACCTGCACCCGTGGAGAAGAAATTAGACACCAATGGACCAACAACTATCACGATCAATGTTGGACAGACTGTGTGAACGCCATAACGAAGAACAAGTATGTGTACGCTAGAATATAGACCATCATCTGAAACATTTGATCGTCGCTCATCTTGCGTTTCGGCATAAACACATACCTACAATATGGGCAGGTGCACTGTTCTTGTGCCCATCTATCAATACATTCCTTGTGAAACGTGTGCCCACACTTGAGTTTGGTTGTTTGGCTTGACATTTCGTCACAGCAGATGGGGCATTCTTCCATTACTACGACCAGTCAATAACTATTCCTCTTTCTACATTCCCCCTTAAGTCGGTCGCCTCACGATATTCCACACTGACACCTGGAAATCTTTCCTTGAAGCGTGACACTAACATTTCTGTTATTTGTTCCTTCTTATGGCGTTCGTAAAACTGATCACCGGTTACAACATATCGTGTATGCCCGGACGATGCTTGTCGTAGCACGTCTTGCACGACTCTCTTTTCAAGTTCGTATCCTTGCCTATATACTGCCAGAGTTTTGAGAAAGTCCTGCGAATAGGTCTCCATGCTGTATAAGTTTTAAGCGTAAACCCGACGACAATCCGTTTTAATACCCTTTCAACCAAGCCTGAACTCGCGAACGAATGTACGGAACCTTCATATACATATCCAACTCTCGGCACGCTCGGCGAATGCTTGTTGGACTCTCTACGTCAATGGATTCTAGGATACCCGCGAATCCATCGTCGTTAATATATTTGCGCACTCGCTGAATGAGTTGTTTACGCTTGGGAGAACGAAGAGCAGAATAGATGTTCATGATAAGAAGAAGAATATATAGGGAATATATTTCCGTTTTTAGGCACTCAATCCGAATGTCATCCACCCTTCTCCACGAGTAGGCTTTCCATAGACTTCAACCAACATCTCTCGAAGTTTCAGAGTTGCTCCGGCAGAATAGCCGTGTTCACGCTTCCATGTTTGAAACACACCGGCAATCTTTAGCCATTGAACGGGTTCTTGGTTGAGGTCGGGGGGATATATATGCTGATCTAAAAACAGTCGAATGACTTCTTGCCCAATCAAACGGGTTTCTGCATCGGGTTCAACTTCGGGTGCCTCATGAGAATCCATCAAATCAAAGAGCATCTGAACGTGCTCAATCCCAGTGCGAAAAAACTCACGATTAGGATTCACACGATCCTTTGTCAGAATCTTGTGGAGGATCAACTCCTTCTGATGGGGGTTTTCGACAAACTTGGACATTTCCAATAAAAAAGGTGTAGGAATCCACGTGCTGGGCTGATTTGCTTCTTGGAGCCGCTCTTCCATCGGGCGTGTTGTAAATCCGATTTTATACAATCCAGGCATAGAAGGATTGCTCATCACGTACACATAACCAAAGGACATTGTTCTGAACCCGTAAATGACATCTAAATCTCATTCGCCAGATCAAAGTCATCGTTCGCAATCAACCCTTCGCGATCATACTCGTCAGGACCAATGGTTTCTGAAGACTCTAGCGTAATTGTCAAATCGTCGTCATCGTATGCGAACTGGTCTTCAAACATCATTATCTCAAACGAATTCGTTATCAACTCTTCATTCAGCGCTTGCTGATCAAGAGGTGGTAATGTAGGGTCTTCCAGCAAGTCCCAGATTTCATCATTTCGTCGTTGTAGTCTTATATATTCTTCCATTTCTGCGGGACTGTCTTATCCCCTAGAGTTCATAAATCCGTTTTCTCTACTGCCTCAGGACACCGTGCTGCAGGAACTTGTGGACCACGGCAAACACCACGGCGTGGGTCAGTGCCTGGGTCTGGAAGCCAGCACCGGGAGGGAGGGACAGGAGCACACCGGGGGTGAGCACATAAAACAGAATCGCCGTTGTCAGCAAGTACATCCACATTTTACTTTACCTCCCGGAAAATTTCTCGGAACAGCCAGATGAGTTTGTCGTCCAATGTTTCCATGAAGATAAATACCGCATACAAAAAGACCGCCTGTCCGCCAAAGGATTCAACGTAATGTTCTAACGCAGACGAGACTGGAAG